GAGACCAATACCTGAAGGCCCCGGGCGGGACCGTCACGGAGCCGATCTACGAGGATGATCATGCTGGATGAGGAACTGGCCGCGATCCGAGCCCGCTCGGACGCCCACACAGAGCGCCTCGCTGGCCTCTACGACAGCGAGCTCGCCGTGCCTCGCGACATCGAGGCCCAGGACACCCAGGCCCACCGGGATGTCCGGGCCCTGCTGGGAATCCTGGCGATCCGGACCGCCGAGCGGGACGTCGCCCGGCTCGATTGCCGGGACCTGGCCGAGCAGCTGGCCAAGATGCGTGTGTGGCACCCATGAGCCCCAACGGCAGACGGAGGTGGCGGAAGTGGCTACGTCGCCACGGCGTCGATGTTTCAATGCGCAGGACTGACGAACTTGTGATGTGCTACCCCTCATCGTCAGAAGCACGCAGATCGTAGAAACTCTACCAAGGAGATCCATCATGTGCTGGTGCCGACCTCACAACCGAACCCCCAACTGCGGCCAACCTGGCTGTCAACCACCCGGGCTGACCTCCCCGGAGTACCTCGAGCAGCTCCGAGCACGACTTCGCGACCTCGAGGTGATGCTCGCGCATTACCTCGAGCAGGCAAAGCAGCGTGAGGAATCTGCCCAGGTGACACAGGAGAGCTTTCTCCGGCCTCACATGGGTGAGGATCAATACGGCCAGCAGATCAAGGCTGCCGAATCCGAGAGTGCCCAGCTGCGGCGTGTACTCGCCCACTACCAGCCCTAGCGCTTCCCTCCCGATCCCGACCACGCTACCCTGGTCGGGATGCTCGACCCGACCAGCCTGCTCGACCCCCAGGTGCGCCTGGCCCACTGGGTGCGGCTCGCCCGCCAGTCCAGCGCGGCCTTCTGCGCGTTCGTCCTGACCGATGGGGCCGGCCGACTCCTCAAGCCGATGGCCCCGATGCACTACGAGTGGCACAAACTAGCTAGTGTATGCAAACGTCTGATCCTGTGGGGATCTGTGGAGAATGCCAAAGCAATCCCGCTCGACACACCCATCCCGACCCCGACGGGGTACCGCCCGATGGGCGATCTGATCCCGGGAGATCACGTCTACGGCTCTGACGGGAATCCCTGCCGGGTCGTGACGGCCACGCCCCCCCTGCTGGGCCGCCCCCTCTACCGGGTCTACTTTGACGATGGTGATTCGGTCCTGGCGGACGCTGATCACCAGTGGATCATCGAGGCTGAAGCCGACATGCGGCTCGATCCACCCTCTCAGGATCACGTCGGTTCCCTCGAGGGGGCACCGCTCTGTGCGTGTGGCTGTGGTCTCCGGACGGCCCTGACTCACCCGGGCAGCAGGGACTTCAACCGGTACGTCAAGAACCACCATGGGCGCCTAGCACGCCGTCAGGGTCGGCGTGTCATGACCACCCGGGAGATGCTCGAGGCCGGGGTGACGCGCTCCACCTGCGCGCGCAAGAAAGACGGAGAACGCTACCTGGCCTACCGGTGGCGCGTTCCGCTCTGCCGACCCGTCCAGTACCCACCTGCGGACCTGCCGGTACCGCCCTATGTGCTCGGGGCCTGGCTCGGGGATGGGACTTCGGTCGCTCCGGACAGCACCGCCCATGAGGATGACCGATTCATCATCGACAAGTGCCTTGCCCTGACTCGGTGCCCCTCCGGGAAGGAGCGCCGACAGGGACGAGAGGGGCGAGTCTTGACGGTCAATGTGGGCCTCGGGTCCTTACGGGGGCAGCTGCGCCGACTTGGCCTGCTGGGCAACAAACACATCCCCGAGGTCTACCTGACCAGCTCGGTCGAGCAGCGCCGCGAACTCCTTGCGGGGCTGCTCGACACCGATGGGACCATCAGCCAGGCCGGATCCGTGACCTTCTCGGTGACTTCTCGGGTCCTGGCCGAGGGGGTCCTGGAACTCACCAGGTCCCTGGGGCTCAAGGCCTCGTGGCGTGAAACCCGCGCGAGCCTTCGGGGACAGGATGTGGGACCCTGCTATGAGGTTCGCTTCACCCCGACCGTGCAGGTCTTCACGCTTCCCCGGAAGCTGGCCCGCCAGCGGGTCCTGGATGGTCGCAAGCCCTTTGGGCGCGCCGGCTACCGAAGCATCACGGCGATCGAACCCACCCCGAGCGTGCCGGTTCGATGCATCCAGGTGGACTCGCCAGACTCGAGCTACCTGATGGGGCGGTCCTACACGGTCACGCACAACAGCACACAGATAGCGATCGGCAATACAGCTTACAGAATAGCTAAAAATCCCTCCCTGCGGGTCGCGGTGGTCTGCAAGGTCGAGGACCTGGCGACCAAGATCGTCAACGGGATCTGGTCGGTCCTGACGAGCGAGCGGTTCCGGCTGGTCTTCCCAGAGGTCCGGCCGCTGAGCAAAAACGTCCACAAGATCGTCGTGGCCGGCTGGGACCGGGTCAACCCGACCGTCCAGGCCTTCAGCTACAACGGGTCCGTCATGGGGACCCGCATAGATCTCCTGATCTGTGACGACATCCTCGACGAGGACAACACCCGCACCGAGGAGTCCCGGGAGGCCATGTATAACCGGCACCAGAACGTGTTCGCCAACCGCCTGACCGACGAGGGTCAGGAGCTGTTCCTGTCGAACGCCTGGCATCCGCGGGACGCACTCCACCGGCTCCGGGACGAGCACGGCTGGGTCTGCCACCGCTACCCGGTCTGGCGGCCCGCCCACGAGTGGGAGATCAGCCAGGGCCTGGCCACCTTCGTCGAGGGGAACCAGATCAGCTCGATTGTCGGCCCTGCGGGTCGCATGATGATCTCGAACTGGCCCGCCCAGTGGCCGGTCCGGCGCATCGTCGAGAAGATGCTGAGCCTGGCGGCGGCCCCGGTCTACTTCCGGCGCGCCTACGAGTGCGAGGCCATTGACGACGCGAGCCAGAAGTGGCGGCCCGAGTGGATCGAACGCTGTGAGGCCCGGGGGCGCGGTCTCGAGTGGTGTTGGGATCTCGCCCAGGCGCACGGCGAGGTGTTCCGCTATGTCGTGACCGGTGTCGACCTGGCCACGAAGCGCCCCGCGGCGCGCCGCAAGACCGACGACTCGACCTTCGTGACGGCCGGGATCTACCCGAACGGGGACCGTCGCCTACTTTCCGTCGAGGATGGACAGTTCTCCGGGCCCGAGATCGTCCGGAAGGTCGAGCAGCTCTATGGGCGCTTCCAGTCGATCTTCTGGGTCGAGTCAAACGCGGCCCAGCAGTACATCGTGGACTTCATCAAGCAGAGCCGGCTCGCCATCCCGGTCAAGTCCTTCGAGACCCACTCGCACAACAAGCTCGACCCGCGCTTCGGGGTCGAGTCCCTCATGGCCGAGCAGGAGCAGGGCCGGTGGCTGATCCCGACCATCCCGGGCCAGCCCCAGCCGGTCCCGTACCAGCGGCTCCGCCAGGAGATGCTCGGGTACCACCCGGCCGGCCACACCGGAGATCGCCTGATGGGCCTGTGGATCTGCCGGGAGGGCCTCCGGGCCGGGACCCAGCAGGGCGAGGTCTGGCAGGGCGGGAGCGCCAACCGGCGCTAGCGATCCGGGTCGAAGGTGAGCAGGCGGGCGCGGCAATCCGGCACGTCCGTTCAGGTGGCCCTGAAGCGCCGGATTAGATGGCCACTAGGTCGGGTCGCCAAACAGCCAGTAGTTCACGTACCCATCGCCCGACTGGGTCGCGGTGGTCTTGACCGCGATGGACGTGATCGGGGTCGCCCCGACCGCGGCCCCACCCGGGACGCCCCAGGCCAGCACGCCCCCGACCGGGATCGTATAGTTCGCCGGGGTTGAGCCGTTCAGCCGGACCTCCAGGACCTGGCCGGTCTGGTTCTCGATCACCCCGACGGTCGCGGCCACCCCGATCGTCCCAAATGGGACCGCGTAGGTCGCGGGCAGGAAGGCGTCCGGCACGTCGATCGACCCGACATTCTGGGCCTGGTAGTTGGCGCTGATGAGCTTCTCGGAGGTCCGGAGGATCCCGTCGGGATCCAGGTAGCTGAGCTGGGTGCGGAGCGAGGCGGTCTTGTTGGGCATCGGTTCCCTCTGGGGCCTTGGGTTGTCCCCAGAGGGTAACACGACCTCATCGGGTGGTCAGACCATGACGCGGCTCGCGGCTTCGTTCTTTGCGTGGACGTTGTTCGTCATGGTTTCCACTTCCCGGTGAAGAGGTCGTGCCGGGCCATCTCGCAGTAGTCCGACCGGCCCGGTGGGTCCTGGCTGGGTAGCGATCGGCCCAGCCCCAGGCCCTGCTGGTCGAGCTGCCCCAACAGGTACCGCATCTGACCTGGCGTGACCGGGTAGTGCTGGGCCAGCCGGCAGGACAGCTCCCACAGCTGGGCCTCCCCCTGGGCGGTCGGGCCAAGCTCTCCCCGCAGGGCCTGGCGGTGCGTGACCTGATCTGGTCCGACCAGCCAGTCCAGGAGGCTTCTGAGCAGATTGCTCATCGCTCCGTGTCCTCGCAGTACGCACCCTGCGGGACCAGGTTCTCGGTCTTGCGGATCGCATTGCATCCGAGCCGCTCGCACTCCGACCAGTACCGGTACGGGTGGTCCTTGTCGATGCCGATGAACTTGTCGTAGGGGCGCCAGGGTCCCCACTGGTGGGTGTTGGTCTCCTGGCAGAGGTCGCTGAATCGATAAACTGGTCTGACCATTAGGTTTTGTCTCCTTGTTGGTTCGCTCGGTCCCGGCACTCCTCCGAGCAGTAATGGTTGCGGCCCCGCCCGACCCAACCTTGCTGGAGGCGCGCCGCCTCCCAGGCCAGCCGCCTCGTTGGGTGTTCGCTGGTCCAGGCAAGGCACCTCTACGGGTTGGGCCACCTGAGTTTGCTGTGGTTGTACCACTTTGGACCAGCAACTAACCAGCAGGAGGACCCAAAGGGTTCCCCTCATGGTCCGACCTCTACCGCCACGACCGTGACGTTGTCGACCCCGCCCCGGGCCAGGCAGAGCCCGATCAGCCACCCTGGCAACTCCAGGGTCGGGACGTCCCGCCAGAGCTGTGCGAGCTCACCCGGATCGACGTGTCTGCTGAGTCCATCTGAGGCGACCAAGACCTGGTAGGGATCCGACGGAACCGTGACCCGTCGTAGCTCCGGCTCGAAATCCTTCCCGATTCCGCAGAAGTTGATCAGGGACCCATCCCCGAGCGTGTGGGGGCTCGTGAGCGGCATGAATCCGTATGGGCCGAGCAGGTAGGCCTCGGAGTCTCCGGCGTGTCCAACCTCGATCGCCTCGGAGGTGATCCGTAGAGCCGTGAGGGTCGAGCCAGGTGAGCGTTTGGTCCGCTCTCCCTCGATCGCCATGACGCCCAGGTTGGCGTTCCGGAGCGCGACCTCAAAGGTCTGACCAATCCGGACCGACTGGACAAACACATCCCGGGCAGTCTTGGCCGCCAGGGCGCCGTGCCGGTGTCCGCCCATCCCGTCACAGACCACATACAGGCCCAGCTGGTCATCGGCCAGGTAGGTATCTTGGTTGTCGGTTCTGCGTAGCCCCTGGTGGGTCGCGGCAGCACTGGTGAGTCTCATCGGGTTTCCTCCGGGTGGGTTCGGCGCCACAGCCAGTCCAGGATCATCTCGCAGCCCATGATGGCAAAGACGAGGCCCACCAGAAGGTGCGCAGCGATTGCCCGTAAGGTGTGCTTGATCATTTGAGTCACCCGATGACCTTGGGGCTCCGATCGGTTCACGTCAATCCTGAACGGACCTGCAGGGTTTGGTAGAGTGGCCAGATGGGAATGCCAATCCGTGACGACAATGCCTGGACGACCGCGATCGAGCTGGGCCGGCGGGTCCTGGGGGGGTCGCGTTATGACCCCCGGAAGATCCAGATCCTCGGACTCTCACCCCGCCAGCAAGAGCTCGGCTGGAAACTCTCCTGGCTACATGGCCAGCAGTACGCGACCTACCAGTACGAGTGGGACGGATCCAGGGCCCTGGACCTCCAGATGGTCTGGACGGCCCCGCAGGATGTCCCACCGGGCTTTATCGACATGACCGGCTCAGACTACCCCCTCAGGGCGCGTCGTCCGATCGCACCCTACCAGATCGCCCAGCAGGTCTTCAGCCAGTTTACCTCGATGCTGTTCGGCGAAGACACCCACCCGCGCGTCCAGGTCTTCGGGGATCCAGAGGGGGATGATTTCTGCCAGGGCCTGATCGAGGGAGCCCGGCTCTGGTCCCGGATGGGCGAGGCCCGCGACTACGGCGGGGCCTGTGGGGCTGTGGCGATGTCATTTCGGTTCCACCAGGGCGAGCCCCGCATTGAGGTTCACAATCCCGTCTGGGCCAACCCGACATTCCTCGAGGGCCGGGAGGACCTCTACGAGCTCAGCGCCCTGGAGCTGCGCTGGCAGGTCCCCCTGGAGGTCAAGCTGCCCGGCCGGGACCAGAGCCGTGATCCCTACCGGACCCTCTATGCGTGGCGCCGACGTGTGATCGATGCCGAATCCGACACGACCTTCCACCTGGTCTGGTGTGGGGACGAGGTCCGGGAGCCCGTCCGGGTCAATGGTGAGCTGGTCTTTCCGAGTGGCGGCGAGGAACCCGACTGGTCGGACCCGCAGCTCGTCAAGCTCCAGATCCAGCACGGCCTCGGAGAGTGCCCGGCCGTGTGGATCCCGAACCTGGCCGCGGTCGATGGGGAGCCGTACGGGAAGGGCGATATCGACGGAAACCACGCGCTGATCCGCGAGATCGACGAGCTCAACAGTGCCGCGACCTTCGGGATCCGGGCCAATTGTGATCCGTCGGTGGTCTTCGAGGGGACCAACCAGATCCCAGACGGGATCAAGAAGGGCTCGAACTACCCCATGGCGGTCCCGCAGGGCTCGGTCAAGTACCTCGAGATGACCGGGTCTGGCACGACCGCCGCGGCCGAGCGGGTCCGGGAGATCCGACAGAACTTCCTCGACTCGGTCGAGTGCGTCCTGACGACCCAGACCCCCGAGGGGGGCAAGCCAATGACCGCCACGGAGGTCATCCAGCAGTGGGGCCCGATGCTCCGGAAGGTCGCGCGGCTCCGCGAGCAGTACGGCGAATACGGGGTCAAGCCCCTGCTCCGCAAGATGCTCCGGGCCGCCGTGCTGCTCAGCAGCCGCGGAACCCGGGTGGTCGTACCACCCAAGCAGGTCAAGCTTCGGGGCGAGCCCGATACCTTTGAGCCCCGCCTGGTCCCCACGGCCCTACCGGACTCGATCTACCTACACCTGCAGTGGCCCAGGCCGATCAAGCCGACCCTGGCGGAGATCTCCCAGGCCGTCACGGCCATCGTGGCGGTCAAGCAGGCCAGCCTGATCGACCTCGACAGCGCCGTCCGGTTCCTGGCCCAGTTCTTCGAGATCGAGAACGTCGACGCCGTCATTGACGAGCTCGAGGCCCAGCAGATGGAGGCCCAGCTGGCCGGTCAGGACCTGGATGGACCCGACGAGGACGGTGAGTCAGAGCCGCCCGGGACCCCTGGCTGAACCAGCTCGAGGTCCATCTTGCAGACCGGGTCGGCTCCCGTATGCCAGGCACCCGCAACGGGGCCGAACACCCCAATGAACTCCCACAAACTAGCCTCAATCTGTGTGGTGTCGTAGCCCGAGCTCCATTCCCGCCAGATTGCCCTCGTGGCGATTCTTTTCCTCAAAGGTCATGGGTCCCTATATGGGGCCCGGAGGGCCTTGCCGTCTAGACTGCAGATCCGTTCAGCCCTATCCTGGTCGGACCGATGCGGAACTACAGCCCCTCCCGACCCCGTCACTCTGGGCGCGCCACGGCTCTCCAGAGCGATTTCCTCCCGAACGTACATGTCTTTGGTCGCGAGACCCCCCAGGAGGTGTGGCGGCGGCTCGTGGCGGGCCGATACGCGTGCGACTTCTGCGGCGACCCGGTTGGGTGCCTCGTCCGGGTCTACCTGCCCATTAGCCTGCTGGTCCAGCACTTCCCAGACCGGCACTTCCGGCCGGTCTCGATCTTTGACCAGACCCGCACCCACAACGAACCCTACGCGGCCGTCTCGATCCACCCGTTCTGCCGAGACCACGTCAAGATCGGCCAAGAGCAGATCGCCCAGACCTACCCGGATTGCGCCTACGTGGAGATCGATACGGGACCGCGCGAGCAGGTCACGAGCCAGGTGCCGGCGAACTTCGAGATCAACTAGCCGGGCGTGCTACCCTGGCGGGTCATGGCGTTCCTTGCCAAGATCGGAAAAGCCCTCCGGGGCCTACGGGGTTCCCGTTCCCTTGCGCTCCCAGACCCCCATCGACCAACCGTCTCGGGAGGGATCCGGGACCTCGCGGCGGGCCTGAACCGAGCCGAGTCGAAGCTCCGCTCGACCGGTCGGGCCCTGCTGGGGCGGGCTGGCGCGGCCACAAAGCGCGCGCTTGGGCCGGAGATCCAATCACTCAAGTCCGCCCACGACATCATCGCCCCCGGCGGTCGGAAGCTCCTCCGGGCCGTGGCGCCCCGAGCCCGGGGGGTCGTGGCGTTCGCCCGGGCCCAGCTCGGCAAGGCCCGGGCCCACCTGGATCAGCGCCAGACCCGCCAGCTCCACAGGTCACTCGACCGGGCGGTCCGGAAGGGCGACGTGGCCGGGGCCCTCCAGGCTGGCCAGCGTCTCGAGATCCAGAAGCACCTCCACCGGGCCGCCGAGGCGGCCAAGAAGGGCGACACCCGAGGCTCGCTCCGATACCTCCAGATGGCCAGCCACCTGGAGCGCCGAGGAGGCATCCCGGGTGCCGGAAAGCCAAAAACAAGCCAGGACAAGCCCACCGGGTCACACCCGGGGAAACCCAGCGAGGCCCACCAGGATTCTGGTCAGAACGGGGTCGTCAAGACGGGCCGGAAGGGTGGCCGGTACGTCGAGCACAACGGCCGGAAGATCTACGTGGGCGGTGCGTTCGGTCCCGGTGGGGGCAAGGCCAAACGACGTCGCTAGCTGGCCGGGCTGACCTGGACGGACCGGACCGTGAGGCGGAAGGGTTCCGCCTGGACGTCCGAGAAACCAACGATATGGAACGAGACCTGCCCGGTACGGCTATCGGGGAGTCGCACCTGATGGGATCCGCCAACCCGCCAGGTCTCCTCGGCCCCCGGTAGGGAGCCCTCCCCGATCCGCATCAGGATCCGTCCAGCCCCACCAGAGATGGCGAACTCACCGATGAACTCGACCGGGTTGGGTCCGGTCGGATTTAGCGTAAAGCCGTATCCGCGCTCGATCGAGGCGCTCGTGTTGGGCTGGATGGTGAACTCCACGGTCTCATCTGAGGTGAACCGCACCTGGTTGCCGCCGGGCCGCGCGTACCAGCTTGATAGCTTCTCACCCAGATAGGTCGGACCAGAAAGGTCCTGCACGGGCCTGACGGTCGTACCACCTGGGGATCCGCAACCGATCAGGAACCCAGCCAGGACACCAAGGAATCTTTTTGTCTGCATGGCCGCACCCTACCATGCGGGCGTGTAGTTCGCCCAACCATTCGACGACCCGGTAAGCTGCTCTGAAATGCCGACCCTTTTGCTGAACGGTTCCGTCGAACAGTCCCTGACGCTCCCGCACCCCTGGCAGGGCGCAGTCCCACCTGGCGGGACTGCGATCCTCCGGGAGGAGCCCGACGAGGTTGAGCAGTTTTTCGGCACCCAGCTGGAGAAGCATCCCGTCACGCTCCAGCGGCTCGCTGCCGCGACCGTCCGGGAATCAGACTTTGCCCCGTACGACCCGGTCGTCCGGATCAGCTCGACCGACTCACCCTACACGCTCCGGCCGACCGCCCGGATCGGCCTGGTCGATACCAGCGTGGCGGCCGTGACGGTCAAGTTGCCCCGCCAGGGGGGCCCCCACCCTGGCTGGCAGGTCCAGCTGATCGATCAGGAACGCACCTTCGGGTCCCACAACCTCACGATCGACGGGAACGGAAACCAGATCAATGGCTCTGCCACATTGGTCTCAAACCAGAATGCCGGGAACGTAACGCTTTCCTGGACCGGATCGGAGTGGACCATCGTATCCGGTGCGGGCCAGACGACCCTACCGGCCGCCCATGCCGCGACCCACCGAGCCGGTGGGTCTGACCCGCTCCTGGCGGCACCCGGCCCGATCGGCGGCACCACGCCGGCCGCGGGGACCTTCACGGATGTGATCACCCCGAAGATCACCGCGTCGAATCTCTACCTACAGGATTCGGCGGGAAACCGGGAATACACCATCTTGCCCGCGGTGTATGCGCCATCCTCCGGGACGATCCGGACGGAGCGCCGGGTACGGGCATTGTCGCTCGCCGACAATGCCACGTACGACATCACGTCTCTACCGTCTACGTCGATCCTACGCCTTGTCCAGGGGGGCGAGTTGGCAATGTTTGGTCTGGCCAACGATGGGTCGGTCGGGACGGGTGGAGTCACCTACGCGAACTACTCGACCACCGCCGCGCACCCCAATACGATCAACGTGTTCAAGAGCGGCAACAACACCCGGATCGAGAACAAGCGGGGTGGCCCCATCACGCTCTACTTGGTGCTGGAAGGCGTCAGCGCTACTTAACCCAGAAGGAACCACATCCCATGCAGCAGCTCCAGAACCCGATCGCCGCGGCCCTGGCGAACTCCCCGAACAATGGCATGTCGGCCGTGGACCATGCGGCCCGCATGGACGGACAGGCCAACACGTCCAGCTTCACCATGGACAAGCCCACCTCGGTCGATCCCCTGAAGGTACCGGCCCCGGTCGAGCCGACCCCGTATCGGATCAAGTTCAACCACGACGGCAAGGGCGGTATGTAGGATGGCGAGCTGGACCGTCGAGGCGCACGGGTCCGTCACCGCGACCCCCAACCAGTCTGACCAGAACGGGATCAGCTCCTATGCGGTCCCGATCGATCAGTCCTTTGTCCTGCAGGACATCAAGGCCGGCTCGGCCTATGTCCTAACGGGTGACGCGCCCCGAACGGTCTCGATCGATCCGTGCCTGAATGCGACCTTTGTGGTCCTGAAGGTAGTGGGGGGATACGTCCGGGCCACTCTGAGTCCGACTTCCGAGCAGCCCTTCAGCGTCCGGGTCGATCCGTACCTGTACGTGCGGTGCGACTCGGACCCGATCACCGCCATCACGATTCAGCGACCTCCCGCGACGGAGGTCACGGTCCATGTGTTCATCGGGCAGCGCAGCTAGCCCAGAGGAGAGAAAACGATGCCCGGATACCAGACGACCCCCCGCCAGGCCCTGAACAGCGGCTCGGCCGATTCGGCCGTGTCGGGTGCCCTGCTGGGCCAGGCCCAGTTTGGCGATATGGTCTTTGGGATCAGCAACTACTCGCTGACCCAGTCGGCCAGTCTCTTCATCAACCTCGCGTCCTTCCGGCTCCCGGATGGGCGCGAGCTCCCCGGGATCCGGGCCGGCAGCATCCTTCGGACCTTTGGGGCCGGGTCGCCCAACGTCCACATCGTCGGGGAGTCGCCCTGTCCGGACGCGCCGCTCGTCCCGGGAGTCGCGACGACCTTCACGGGCGCCGCGAACGGTACCTTCACCCTGACGCCCCGGGCGGTCCAGAATCCCGCGCCCCTGCGGGTCGCGCTGATCAACGCCGAGCAGGGCTCGCTGGATGCCCAGTCGCTCCAGATCCTCGCGATGGTCAACCACGGCTTCGCCGAGTTCTGGATCAGCGCCGCGACCGATGGGGCGATCACCTCCAGGGCCGCGGAGGTCGTGGCGGCCTGGAATGCCCATCCGGTCGCGAGCCTCTATGCGGTCGCGGCCCTTGCGACTGGCAATGACGGGACCGGCCTGGTCCAGCAGCGCATCAAGGATTCCCTGTCGATCCCGTCGATCGGTCACGTCACGGGTGGGCCGCCGTTGCGTCGCTCTCCCGGGTATGCGATCTCGAGCTACGACGGCACCATGCTGTGGCTGGGCGACTCCGTGACCGGAGCGGTCCTCTGCTACATGCCGATCCCGGCCCTCTACCCGGATGGCCTCTACCCGCCGGCCGCGGTCAAGTAACCAGCGGTCCTGGCCCCAACTCGGGAACCCCACACGGGCGAAGTCAGGCCCGGTCTTGACGAGAAGGAGCTGAAGATGAACGAGAACCAAACCCCACAGGCCCAGACCCAGGAGGTCTCGGCCGAGACCCTGGCGGGCGCGACCAAGCGGGCGGTCGTGACCCTGCCGCAGACCGCGTTCAAGAAGCGTCTCGAACGCGCTGCCGAGCGCGGCACCCGCGAGACCCTCACGCAGCTCCCCCAGGTCCTCAAGGCCCAGTATGGGCTCGACCTGGAGGAGATCAAGGCGCTCGTGGCGGAGAAGAAAGCCGCCCAGGCCCAGCAGCGGGCCCCGACCACCCAGGAGGTCCGGCAGGAAAACCCCCGCGAGCCCGGCGAGACCAAGCCGGACTACGAGGCGCGTGTGAAGGAGCTCCTCGAGGCCCAGCGGGCCGAGTTCAAGAAAGAACTCGAGGCCCAGCGGGCCGAACACGACAAGACCCTCAAGGAACTCTCGGAATGGCGCGCCCAGAAGGAAGCGGCCGAGAAGGAAGCGCTCGACCAGGCCGAGACCGAGCAGGCCTGGGAGGAGTGGCGCGGCCTCATGACCGAAAAGGGAGTCAATCCCAAACGCCTTCGGTTCGTCGAGTCCTACGCGCACCGGTTCCTCGAGGATCTGTATGGGCAGAATCCAGAGCATGCCATCTTCAAGGACGACGCCACCGACGCGCAGCGGGCCGAGGCCTGGCAGAAGGATTTCCTCGAGCCGCTCCAGAAGGACATGCCGGAACTCTTTGGCGAGCCGGCCCAGCCGGGCAGCCCGGCCAGACCACCCGGCCAGGGCCCCGGAGGGACCCGGCCGGCCGTGAATGCGATGCAGATGAAGCCCGAAGAGCTGGCCGCCTACAAGGCCAAGATGGGCTGGAGCTGATTTGACCTGGGCCGCCTGGCCCCGGTGAGACCAAAAAAGGAGAACCTGACCGATGTCGCTGATCCCCAACAATCCGCCCCTGCGGGACCTGGTCCAGCAGAACTTTCTGCAGCGTGAGTTCCAGGATGGGCTGCTGCCCCGGTTCCTCTTCCGGGCCGAGGTGGCGAGCACCGAAGACTGGCCCGGCCAGGCCGGCGACACCAAGGTCTTCACCGGAGACGGGTTTATCGAAGTCTCAACGAAGCCCAAGGACCCCACGATCGACCCGACCCCCAAGACCTACCCGGTCGAGCAGTGGTCCGCGACCCTCTATGACTGGAAGGAGACGGTCGACGTCAACATGGTCCAGTCCTTCCAGGCCGCCCAGAGCCTGTACCTGCGGAACGGCAAGAAGCTGGCCATCAATGCTGGCCACACGCTCAACCGAATCATCCGGCAGCGGCTCCTCAACCCCGCCCAGGCTGGCTGGACGGTCGCGGACGGGGCCCAGACCAGCACCGTGACCCTGCGGGTCAGGCGCCTCAACGGCTTCACCGAGGCGCGCCGCCCCGACCTCGGCACGGGCTCGCAGGTCCGGTACGCGCCGGTCACGACCCTCAATCCCCTGCAGGTCCAGATCGAGGGCGTCGGGACCCGGAACGTCATTGGCTATAACCCCGACAACCCCGGGGACGTGTTCGGTCCCGGCACCGTCACGCTCGACGCAGCCGTGACGGTTGCGGATCGGGCCGCGGTGATCGCCCGGAACGCCACCTGGCTCTACCGGGTCGGGACCGGTCACGACCCCGTCCAGGGCAAGATCGATCAGATCACGGCCGCGAACCTCCTGCGGCTCAGCGACCTCCGGGCCGGCGTGGCCCGGTTCAACGCCCAGAACATCGAGCCCCACGCGGATGGCTACATCCACGGCCACATCGACCCGATCAGCGAGCGGCAGCTCTTCGGGGACCCGGAGCTCCAGCGGCTCTCCACGGGTGCGACCCTCAATGCGAGCCCGTACCTGCGGAACGTCCTGGGGGTCGTGATGGGGGTGGTGCTGATCCGGAACAACGAGATGCCCTACCCCGATACGGTCGACAACGGTCGGATCGCGACCCGTGGGCCCTCCTACTGGTCCGAGGATGATGCGCTCGGCATGGAGCTCTGGAGCACCGGATCCCCCGCGACGGGCCGGCCGGTCCGCCGGGTCCTGCTGGTCGGGGACGGATTTTTGAAGGAGTACATGCAGCGCCAGGAGAACTACATCTCCGACGCGGGCGTGATGGGTGTGGTGGCCGACCCGGATGGGCAGGTCCAGAACAACGGCGTGGTGATCCGGATGAACGGGGTGAACCTGATGATCCGAGCGGCCCAGAACCGCACGATGGATCAGGTCTCGATGACCTGGCGGTTCATCGGCGACTGGGTGGGCCGCCCCGACACGGTCGTGGGGGACGATGCCCGCTACAAGCGCGTCGCGGTCATCGAGCACGCTGCCGGCTAGCCGATTGGGCTTGACGTCCCGGCCCCCCACCCCTACCGTGGTGGGGTGTGGGTCGGCAAAGCCTTCTTGTCTCCAGGTGAGTTGACCCCGGTGTCCGTCCAGGCCCCGTCGGGTTCTTTCCTCCTTTCGTTGCCCCCGACGGGGTCATTTCGTTTCCAAGCGAGGTCGCTTCGGCGGCCTATTTCTTGTGGGTCTCCGGACTGGCGGGTCCGGCCCGACCCCACCCTCCCGGGGAGACTGCCCGGTCCACATGCCCAGCCCAGCGGAGGCGACCCGCCAGGTCGCAACAAGCGGTCTGGGTCCAGGCCCGAAGTAGTCCCGCCCCCCGGGAGGTCGTCACCCCAGGGTGACTAGCCTGACGGGCCTCGCCCCCAGGTGTGACCGCACGGGATCCCGGTTACCAAAATCGACATCCGGGTTTGTGGTCTCGCCTGGGGGCGTGCCCAGAGGGTTTGGGCTAGACAGCCCAGCCGGCTCCCCGGTAGGCTTCCGGGATGGCAAAGAATCCCCCAGTACGTCCCGAGACCTCCGAGGTTCCATCCCAGCCGGCCTCCGAGCCGGGGCCGGCGCGACTTGAAGGCCGCACGATCGAAGACTGGTACCGGGAGGCGCAGCGCCTTGAGCGGCAGCGCCTGCACCTGGAGGCCGAGCAGCGGGCCCTGGCGGCACAGCTCGATCAGATCCCCGAGGCGACCAGGCGGCTCGAACAGTTCCGGGCCCTGACGGGAATGGCGCCGATCTCGGAGGCCAACCAGCCAGACCTGCTGGACGCCGAGCGGACCCTGCAGGGCCTCCGGGACTGGCTCGAGTCCCAGAAGCGCGCCCTGGCGGGTGTCCTGGCCAGGACCTACCCGGCCCTGCGAGTCACCAACCCCAAGGGGCTCTATTGGGGCGCGGGCGTCTATGCGCCCGCCGGGATGGTGTACCGGAAGGACCTACACGGGACGGCCTTTGAGCTGATCGTCGGGACCTTCCAGGAGGGGACCGACTACGAGTTCGTCCCGGACCCCAATCGGGTCGCGTGCTAAGCTGAGTCGATGCCGCTCACCGAGGAAGAGAAGGAAAAGATCCGGTACCACATGGGCTACCCGTCCCAGGGGGAGTACCGGAGCTACTTTGCGGGCATTCCTTTTAATCCCCAGACCCTCTACCTGCTGGAGGGCCGGATGGAGCGGCTTGCCGAGCAGAGCCTCCCGCGGGTCCGGGTCCTGCTGGGGCGGCTCGACGGGATCGACGAGCAGACCTACTGTGCTAGCTTCAAGCACATGGCGGCCGAGCAGCTCGAGGACCTCCGGCCCAACCCGCAGTACAACGAAGAACTCCGGCGCGAATACACCTACTGGCAGCAGCGACTCGCCCAGGTCCTGAACGTCCCGGTCAACGCGGACTTCAGCGGAATCCGGCGGGTCGACCAGGGAGCCCGTAACGTCCGGTGGGGCTAGGATGGGGTGTGGATGCGGCAAATCTCCCTGCTGTTGCGGTCCGACCAACACGGCTAATGCCGCCGCGGCCCGGACGGCTCGGAACTCGTACGACCCGAGCTGCTACGCCGACCCGGACGCGTCCTGCTATCACGAGAGCCTCGCGCAGTCGTTCGTCGGGTTGGCGAATTGCCTTCGGAACATCCTGACCGAGTCAGGCCTCCGGCACTACAGGGTCTCGATCCTGCACCTCCGGTACCCCTCGGGGGAGCAGCGCTTCCACGGCGAGCCGTACGTGGAGCGGACCATCCCGATCCTCCCGACCCCGCGGGTCGAGGGCCTGGAGGGCCTGGACGAGGCGGTCATGTCGGTCGGGACCCAGGAGGTCGGGACCGTGACGGTCTCGCAGATCAACGCGGACCTGTCCGAGGAGGACCTGCGGGGCTTCGAGCGCCACCAGCACGACTACCAGCCCACCCAGGTGGTCTTCTGGGAGATCGAGTTCTACGGGAACCGGGGCGACACGGTCCGGCGGCGCTTCCAGCTGGCCGGGGCACCGCGCCGGACCATGCTGGGCTGGCAGGTCCGGCTCCAGCGGGCCCAGGATGACCGGAGCCTAACGGGCCAGGTCCAGCTACCAGACTGATGCGGCGCCAGACCCCCCGGGAGTACGCGGATCGACTCCGCCGGATCACACCCGACCGGCTCACCCGGGCCATGTCGGGCGCGACCGAGCGGGTCCTGCGCCGCGAGGCCCTCCCGGCCGTCCGGGCCGAGACGCTCCGGCAGGGGGTGGTCGCGACCGGCCAGTTCCTCGATGCCTGGCGGGTCGAGCGGGACGGACCCGGTGAGGTGTCGCTCCGAAACCTGAGTCCGCACGCCGGGGTGGTCGAGTACGGACGCCGGCCTGGCCGGATGCCGCCCATCGGGGCCCTGGTCAGGTGGGTTGAGATCCGGCTCGGCAAGGGTGGCCCAGAGGCGATCCGGGCCGCCTGGGGGATCGCGCACCGGATCGCCCAGCGAGGCACCCGGGGGCGTGGTATTTTGCGCCGAGTCCGGCAGCGGCTCCTCAGGCGAATCCGCCAGGCCGAGCTGGCCGCGGCCCAAAAGATCCTAAGCGGAAAGGAATGAACATGCACGGATGCAAGATGATGGGATCCCGGAAGGAACCAGCCCCCAAGACCCCGAAGGATACGGATGCCGCCAAGGCGCGGAAACGTAAACCGCCGATCAAACCCAAGCAGGGCGCCAAGTAAGCCCCATGCGTGGTCAGACCATGCTGGGTCCGGCCCTGCAGGGCAAGCGCGGTGGTCACTACCGGCTTGGCCCTCGCGGCCAGAAGATCTACCAGCGGGTCCGGTCGTACCCGCCGGGTCTGGTGGCCGAGGCGGCCAGGGGGGCCGGGCTCCGGGGCGGCCAGCATGAGCAGCACTTCGCCCTCCTGGCCAGCCAGGTCCGGGCGGCCCATCCGGGACACCACCCAGGGGAGCATGCGCGCCTTGCGGCCTTCCATGATCGCCGGTACCAGCAGCACAAGCGGGCCGGCAACCACGAGCTGGCCTCGGCGCACGCGAAGCTCTCACTGATCCACCAGGACCTGGCCGGCCGGGATCCGATCCTGACGCAGCTTCGCAAGGCTGGGCTCTGATGTATACGCGCGACGAATCCAAGTCCCAGCTGATACTCCGGCGGGGCCAGCGGATCAGCCAGGGTCGCTCCGCCAGGGGCTTTGACGAACACGACGTCGGCCGGGCCGCCGCCCGGGGCCTGGCCGATTACCTCGAGCAGCTCTCGATCGAGTGGCGGGGCGGGTCGCTCGTCCGGCTTCAGCGCGTCACCCTCACCTACGGGGATCCCTACACGCCCGCCCAGGGGCACGGCCAGCTCCCGTGCGCGAACGTGATCGGGACCGGCCGGGAGGGCGACTACGAGCAGAATGGCCTCGGCGGGGCTGCCCTGGACCTCGAGGAGGTCCTCGACACGACCGCGATCCTCCCACCGGGCATTGCCCTGCAGGGCCCGGCCCTGCGGGTCTGGTGCTGGTCTCCCTCGACCTTCATGGGCGACTTTGACGTCGAGCTCTGGGGGCGCTCCGAGGAGGAACGGGCCTGTCTGCTCCGGATGGTCGAGGACGCGTTCGACCCGGTCGAGTGGATGAATGGCTTTATCCTTGAGCTCCCCCACTACCACAATGTCCACGCGACCTACCTGAAGGTACGGCGGCGACTTGACGACAACCCCACCGAGGCGCGCCGCAACGTCTACCGGGCCTACGTGACCGTCCAGGTGCACTGCCCGCAGGTCCGGATCCTCGAGACTCCCCAGCTGCTGGCGAACCGTCGCCAGATCGGAGTCTCGTGACCCTCCTGGTCGGGTCGCCTGACCAGGCCCGAGCCCCCTACGATACCCGGTATGGCCAGCACGTCCATCCGGGTCTACTCGTCCCAGCCGGCGATCGAGGAGATCCTCAAGATCGAAGGCGTCATTATCGTCGACCAGACCCCCCCGGGGTCTCCAGACGTGATCGGAAACAACACAGTCTGCCTGGTTGGGGAGTTTACCGACATGCGTCTGGCCGTCCGGGTCGATCCGGCGACCGGAGCGGTCACGACTTCCTGTCAGCCAGACTTTGCCTACAGCCCGGCGGATTTTGCCAACAAGTTTGGGGGGCCCGACTGGACGATCGGTCGCTTCGGGGCCGAGATGGGCAACGGCTGGGTCGCGGCGGCCCGGAAGCCCTGGCCGGCCGGAAGTTTCATCTGCGCCCCGATCAATCTCTGCAGCGCCTACGGGACCCGCTACTGGCGGCAGCTCCCGACGAACCGATCCGCCACGGACCCGACCCCGATCGTGCCGCTCAGCGTTGGGGTCATCGAGGCCGGCCGGGAATTTCGCGCCGGTAGCAATCGGGTCCGGGTCGGGACCCGGGTGGTCTTCACGGCCGATCCGCCGATCAGCTCCGGGACCGACGGGGTCGTGACGCCCGCGAGCCTTCCGGCCGCGACCCAGGCATTCGTGGCGGCCTCGGGGGACTTCAACGGCACGACCGACCCGACCCGGCGGGCCCAGAAGGGCGACCTGATCGTGCTGGGCAGCTACAATGCCGCGAGCGGCGCGAACCTGACCTGCGCCAACACCTACCGGATCACGTCCGTAAACGTGAACGGCACGACCCTGACGCTCCAGCGTCTCGACGGGTCCAACTTCACCACATCCAACTGGGAAGCCGGAACCTCAATGCCCTGGCGGCTCCACCCGGCCCAGACCGGTGACAGCGGTGGCCACTACACCCTGGCCGAGAACCAGGGCTATGTGGTTCCGGCCCGGCCGCTCGACGCGACCATCTCGGCCGCGACCCTCCTGGGGCCGGTCCTGACCCCGCCGGCCAGCACCGGGGTCGTCTGGGACGTCCTATCGGGCCTGACCGGCTCGACCCACGCGGCCCAACCCCTTACCTACACGGCCGCGGTCCAGGCCCCCAACGCCCCCAACAGCAGCGCGCTCGACGCGCTCTACCAGGGTGCGATCGACTCCCTGGGGGGTGATGCGTTCCCACGCAGCCAGATCTACGCGATCGCCGCGGCCCGAAAGTCCGCCACGATCCACCAGGCCCTGCGGGTCCACTGCCTGTCCAGCACCCGGAATGGGCATCCTCGGATCTGCTACATCTCGCCGGCCGTAAATGTCACGAATGCCTCGACGGTCTTTGGGGACTCGAGCCCGGGCGTCGGGGCCAACCGGAGCGAGAAGGTCCTCTACAGGTGGTCGGCCGTCCGGACCTTCGTGGCCGAGGCGGTCGGGATCCCGGTGGTCGGGTCGGACGGCCAAACCTACACGGACGGGTATCTCGATACGCCACTCGATGAGTGGTGCCTGTGCCTGCGGGCCCTCCTGGCGCCCGAGCGGGATCCGGGCCAGAGCAGCCCACCCGTGCCCCTCGCGTTCGGAAACATCACCGACTACGCCCGAGGCGTCACGCCCCCCACGGAGGGCGAGTATGTGGTGGCCAAGCAGCGCGGCGTGGGGGTCATCAAGATCGACACCCCGCCGCCCCAGATCCAGTCGTCCGTGACGAGCTCCCTCACGTCGGGCGAGCGAGATGAGAACCGCCGGGTCATGGCGGACTTCGTCGAGATCAACCTGGCGAACCTGATGAGGCCGTACATCAAGGAACCCCTCACGGACGACCTCAAGGAAACCGAGACGGGCCAGTGTGAGGCGTTCCTGCAGCTCCTCAAGGACGCGAGCCGGATCGAGGACTTCCAGGTTGATCCCTTCAGTCTCAACACGCCCCAGATGCTCGAGCAGGGCATCTTTGTGATGAAGGTGTCGGTCCGGATGATTGCGATCCAGAAGGCGATCGTCCTGTCCGTGAGCGTCGGACCCAACGTTACCATCCAGCCCCTGAACCAGTAGGAGCCCACGATGTCCAGCACAGACGGCCGTGTACTTGGCCAGCAGGTCTCGGTCACTCTGGTGTTCCCGACCAGACCGATCAAGGAGCTCGGGCCGATCCTGTCGGCCTCGTTCAACTACGAGGCCGAGATCATCGAGCAGGGCTACCTGGGGGAGCGGGGCAACCGCTACGACGAAATCTACAAGGGCATTCGGGGCAAGCTTGACCTCCACCTGGATAACCCCAACTGGCCCGACTTCGTCGACCAGGTCGTGCAGCGCCAGCAGCGGCTCCAGACGTTCGTGATCAACCTCAATGGGGTCTTCCGGTTCAGCAGCGGCGTGAATCGCCGACTCCTCATCCCAGACATCTCACTCGGGATGATCCCGATCGAGGTCGGATCCCGGACCGAGTATGTCAAGAGCGGTCTGGACTTCGCCGCGACCTTCGGCCGCTGGGCCCGGAGCGCCGCCTAGACAGGACGGGCCCGTTTCGCCATACTGGCCCCATGCTGAATCCACCCGTTCCGCCCTCCGAGAAACGTCTCGTCTACTGGTTCCCCGTCCCGCCCCAGGTGCGGAGATTCTCCAAACTGTCCGGTAAGCCGATCGTGACCGAGGTGGCGCTCGTCGAGGGCACCAATGAGGACGAGAAGCTCGCCATGGCCGAGGCGAATGGCTCGAATCTCGTGTATGTCCAGGCGATGGTGCGCCGGACCCTCTGGGGCTACAACGAGGCGGCCCTGGGGGACCCACTCGGCGGCAGCCCGGACCCGAAGGGCCGCAGGATCTTCAACCGCGGCTCCCAGGACCCGAATGAGCTGCCGGATTTCGTCTACGAAACCTGGCAGAGCCAGGTCCAGAGCCTCTGCCACACGGCTTTTTCGAGGATCCACGGGGTTGACCAGGAGGTCGGGAAGGCTTTTTTGGACGGGATGAGCGTCACGACTTCATAGTCTGTGACCTCTGGGGGTCCGTCCAGGTCAATGCCCATGACCTCCCGGGCCGGGCCCACTGGTCCCTGAAGCGTCGGCTTCAGCTCTCCAAGCACGCCCACGTGCCCCTGTGGGAATCGGCCCGGTGGACGCTCTCCGAGACCTCCCGGGTCTACCGGGTCTTCTGTGAGATCTGCGAGGACGAGCGCAAGGAGATCGAGCGCCGGTAGGGGTGCTAGACTGGCCGGACCATGCCGGTCGATGCGGGCATCATCCAGGACAGCTTCATCATCAAGAACGCCGGGGCGCTCGGCCCCCTCAGGGAGATCGAGCAGGCTGCGAATCGCCTCTCCGGGGTGTTGGATTCGCTCAAGACCGGCTTTGTCGGGCTGCTCGGCGCGGCCGGGATCGGGGGGCTCGCGACCAGCGCGGCCGGCCTCCTCAAGGTCAACAACGCCATGGAGCAGACCACGACGGTCCTGGCCGGGATGCTCCAGGCCAACAAGTTCACCAAGACCTTCCAGGAGGGAATGGAGCTCAGCGCGGACGCGATGGCGCAGATCCGCCAGGAGGCCGAGAAGCTCCCCGGGACCGATGTGGATTTTCTCGAGGCCTTCAAGGTCACATTCCAGGCCATGAAGGATGTCGGGATGACCGACCTGCCCAAGATGATCACCTTCTCGGACAACATGGCGGCGGTCGCGAAGGCCTACGGGGTCGACATCGCCCAGGCAAGTCGCGACATCAACCTGATGCTGTCGGGCCATGCCGGCGAGGACGTCAAGACCTTCCGGCACCTCAAGGGTCAGCTGGGTGTCCGGACCACCGAGGAGTTCAACAAGCTCAGCGCGGCCGACCGGGTCAAGCGCATGTCGGGCCTCCTCGAGAAGAACAAGGGTATGCTCAAGGCCTTCGAGAACACCTGGGATGCGATCAGCTCCACGACCGAGTCGATCGCCAAGAATGTCTCGCTGGCCTTCGGAGGACCCCTCTTCGATGTGGCCAAGCAGGGCCTCAAGGCCCTGAATGATCTGCTCGGGAAATACTCCGACCAGATCAAGACGGTCGCGAACGTCATGGGCGAGGGGATCGCCGATGGCCTCCGGGGCGCCGCCGGCTACCTCCGGGGTCGCCTGCCGCACTCAGACGGGCAGCTCAAGCCCGCCTACGGGTCGGGCCTGCTCGGAGCCAACTACAATGCCCTCCCGAGCCTGGCGGGCGGTGCCATCGGGGCCCTGGGGGGACCGGTCGGGGGTCTCCTGGCGGGCGGACTCCTCAAGGCCCTGAATCAGCCGAGTTTCCTCGAGTCCTTCCGGGGGATCTTCCTGCCGATCGACAAGGTCCTCCGGGGCTTCGCGGGCGTCTGGGAATCCGCCACGGACCGGATCCGGGATGGCTTCATGATGTTCGGGTCCTTCCTGGGCACGACCATCATGCCGATCCTCCAGGCGGTCGGGTCCGTGATGGGCGATATCTTCGGGGCCATCAAGAATGTCCTCGACGATAAGGCCAACAGCTTCAAGGAGATCTTCTACTACCTGGGAGTAATCGGTCAGGGGTTCGCCCAGGTCCTGGCCCCGGCGATCAAGCTGCTCGGCCACCAGCTCGCCTGGCTCCACGAGAAGATCCTCAAACACTTTATCGACACGCTCGCCACGGCCCTCCAGCACATGGCCGCGACCGTCCGGCTCTTCGAGACGATCGGCAAGACCGGTGGGCTGGCCCGGATCGGGCTCCTCACAGGCGGGGGCATCGGCACTGCCTACCGGAATGCCCTCACGGATGTCCAGCGAGAGAGCCAGACACGACTCCGGTACACATCTGGCTCCGACACCACACTCGGGAAGATTGTCGGGGCCTTTGATTCTGCGGTTGATGCCGAGAAGGCCCGCCAGGAAGCGGATCGGCGCAAGAAGGCCGCCGAGAACGGCCCCAAGGCCAAGCCGCCAGCCCCACAGGTCCACTTTCACAACGCGAAATTTTCCATCGAGCAGCGGTTCGCCGAGGGGTTCGATCCGGATCGGGTCGCGACGGCGTTCCGTCGAGACATCGGCCACGAAGCCGTCCAGCGTGTCGGGATTCCGCTCTTCAGCCCGATTTGAAAAAACTATCCTTGGTTCGCAGCGCTACGCCGCGCAGTGCCCAGCCACACCCGGACCTCGCCAAGCCCCACCTCGCCGCACAAAGCCAGGCCTGGTCTTGTTGAATCTGAGCTCCCATTCCGGCTTGCGCAATCAGGATCGTTTGTTCAGCGGTAAGCTGGTCCCATGCCCGAGACCTACTTCACGATCGCCCAACAGACCGGACCCCGCCGGGCCGTGCGGCTCGCCGGCCGAGGCGGTCCCTACGAGGGGACCGTGACGTTCTCCGGGACCCAACGGCATGAAAAAACTCTGTACGGAGGGTCTCCAGATGCGTCGATCCAGATCCAGGGTCCCGACGAGGATGGCTGGAGTCCCCAGGGGATGTGGTCGGACCGCTACATGACCGGCTCGGCCCCGACCTGTGTGGCACTCCTCCAGACCGGCCAGGCCACACCCCAGAACCCCCAGGGGACCCAGGCCCAGACGGCCGTGCAGCTCGCGCAGTTTATTGACCTGATCCGCCGAGAGGGCCAGGTCGTCCGGGTCAGCTACGACGTCGAGGTCCGGTATGGGGTGCTGGTCCGGTTTGGCTGGACCCCCCGGCCCACCATGGACCGGGTCGAGTGGCAGATGGAGTTCGTCTGGTCGGGCCGGTCAGGTCAGCCCTCCGTGCCGGCCGCGCCCCAGCGGCTCGGCGGACAGGACTTCGCCTCGGGGCTCTCCCGGGCGGTCTCGCGGCTCCAGGACCTGACCGGGACGGTCCAGAACCTCCCCGGACAGTTCCCGCTCAACTTCCAGGCCCTCCAGCAGCTCCGGGCCGGCGTGACCCAGCTGGGTCAGCTCCGAGACGCCGCCTACAACACCCTCTCGGCCTATGCGGGCCAGATCCAGAGCGCACTCGATACGACCCAGTCGCTCCTCACGACCGGCGCGGACGCGATCAACGACGCCGCCAACCTGGCCGCCCTGACCCAGCAGCACTCCTACCGGGTCCTGACGGGCCTGGCGGACCTCGGGACCGTCACGGCCGGTCAGTACGTGGCGGCGGCGGCCTACGCGAGGCAGGTGGGCGAGCAAGCACGGTCGATCGAGGACTTCGGGGTCGAGTTCCTCGCGACCGCCCAGGCCAACTACCTGAGCGATGTGGTCCGGATCCGCCCGGTCCGGGCCGGCGAGGACCTCCGGTCGATCGCCCTGGACGAGTACGGAAACCCCCAGGAGTGGCGGGCCATCGCGGCCTACAATGGCCTCCGGGGCCCCGGGGATGTCCTACCGGGCGAGTCGGTCTTTATTCCCCGGATCCTCACCTAGGCGTGGTACCGTCCTGGTCCATGCATGAGGTCCGGTTGGGTCTGCTGCTCCTGCTCTACTGCGTGGTCTCGTTCAGCTACTACTCGCTCTGCATCCTGGTGGGCCGGGCCCACCACCCCCTCGGGGCCTACCAGGTCTACGCGCTCGGTTGCGCGGTCGCCTTCGGGTTCCTCTGTCTGGCGTGGCGCCCCAGGCGGCTCTGGCCCCCCACGAGGGCCGAGGGGCTCGCGGCCCTCTCGTCGATCCTGATCCTGACGAGCGCGACCCTCTCGCTCCTGCTGCCCGAGAGTCTCGTGGCGATCCTGGCCGGCAAGGGCGGCTGCCTGGTCCTGGTGGGACGCCGCGATCGGTGGCGCCAGACCCTCCTGGGGCTCGTGCCGGTCCTGCTGGCCAGCTGGGACAAGCCCCTCCGGGTCCTGTGGGTCCCGCTCGGCCTGGCCGGCGTCTACGTGGCCGGCTATGCCCTGAAGCTCCGGGCCCTCGAGCAGGCCCGGCAGGAACCACAGGACCTCAAGCACGACTTCCTCGCGGCCGAGCAGCTGGTCGTGGCGCTCGGGACCCTGGCGGTGGCGGGCCTGATGGGACATGTCGCGCGCCCCGCGCCGCTCTCAGATTGGCGCCTCTGGGGGATCAGCCTGGCCTCGCTCGGGACCGGCCTGGTCGGGACACGCCTCATGCTCCACGCGACCGCCCGGGACGTGACCTTCACGGTCTACCGGATGGCCTCGCTGGTCTGCGCGCTCGCCGCCAAGGTCGCACATGGCGATCAGATCCACCCGACCGGGTGGGCCGCGGTCCTGCTGGCCTGTGGGGTGATTGGCCTCACGACCCACCAGGACCAGATTCGGGCCTGGTGGGGCCGGCCCAGAGCCGCCGCAGCCCAGGAAGCTCTCGGCTGTGTAGGCGGGGCGGCCCGGACCGGCTAGGGAGTCCCTACATGCAGCGTTGGCGGATTGCCTGTAAGCGCCTGACCCCGAGGAGCGCGCCTCGCTCCGTACCGGACGATCGTGTGTGGTCGGAGCGGCATGGATTGCGGCTTCTCAAGACCTCCGGAACCAATAACAGCGCGTCGCATCTTTTGTGTCTCCTTTCGCTGTTCAGTCTAGTGATCCTGGCCAGGTTGTCAAGATTATTTTTTTATCCTACATCAACAAACCACGTGGCCTACTGGCCGGACCACTAGTGCCTACAGTGTAGGACCATGCAGGATAAAAAAATAATCTTGACATTCAAAATGGAGTCATTAGACTAGCCAATCAAAGGAGACACACATGGCAACCAAAACGATCCAGAATCCAAAGACCTCCAGGCAGGTCAAGGTGCGCGTGTGGTCGATTGAGACCAAAGCGCTCATGGAGGATCTCAAGGCTGGCCGGATCAAGACCGCCAAGGATCTGTCTTGGAAGTTGCTCTCGGAGCACCACAGCCTGAGCGCGATGGAACGTAGCCAGGCTGGCGACTCGGCCGCGAATAACTTCGCACTCAACGTGCTTGAGAATGCGCTGGATTGGTCGCTTGGCTTGGCGGTGCTGAACTTTATTCGCGATTGCCGCAAGCAACTTAAAGGCGTGCCGAGAACCTTCGAGGTCGCAGCGAGCCGCAGCGGAGATGTCTTCATCCTGGCGCAATCTAAGAGTCGCGGCGAAGTGGTCCTGCCGTACTAGAAAGATGTCATGTTGTTTGGACTTCTGCACCGCATACCAGCCGAAACCGAGGAGCAAGTCTCCTATGTGGGATCGGTTCGGATACAGTTACAAACGCAATTGAGGTCACAACATGTCAATGCGTGGTAAATGCCTCCAGGAAGGTAGCGGTATCTTTGTGGTCTACCAGACCACGCGTCACGCAGAGCCGCTTCTAGATAGGCTATGGTGGCCAGTCGATACTACTCGGAGCGTCGGAGCGCACCGCCTAGTAGGCCATGAGGTTGTGGCGTCTCACTCCTCTGAACCATTCCGGATCGCTCCGGAAGATCCGGACTTCTGGCAGCTTAACCGCTTCACAGCCTACGTAGATCCACGCGCACAGGCTCGTAAGGTCGAAACCGAGCAGGTTCTTGCGCCAAAGGTACGAAAAGGCACCTTGACGCGTTGGCATCAAGGCCGATGGCAGCGACTCCTAAAGAGCGGTTGGTGTGACTAACCGCAAGAGGCATGCAGATGGAAGCCTATCCGCGAAGACTCGTCCATAAGACACGTTGCAACACATGGCGCTCACCAGGCTCTTGCGTGGCGTGTGGCTGCGCCTACGGTCTACCGAGGCCAGCCTGTGAGCTTGGCGCGTGTCTGGCGTGCGGCTCGATCGTGTGCCATTCAGGTCTGCGCGATTCCTGTCCGGTCTGCCTGATAGGCAAACTGTTTTCTGGTCGGACCATAGAGAAGACGTGCGCGCTCTGTGACCAGATTGCCGTGCTGGTCGGACGTGGCGGAAAGCGTCTCTGCGGCGCACACGCGGCCGTCCGGATCTACCAGAATGCGAGTGGACAACGACCGCGCTTGACCGCGCTTAAATTTGTGCGCGGCAATCTGGCCAGGTACCGAGAGGACTTCATCGAGGTCGGCACGCTGCCACCGCCAGAGTGGTGCTTGCGGATCAGCCAACAGACAGCACTCAGAAAGGACGAACACAAATGACTACTGCCGAAAAGATCTCCTTGCTCCTTACCTCATGCTACGACGAGGCCGCCAAGCAGGGCTTCGAAGGCTCAAAAGCAGAGTACGAATTCACTGCGGATGACCTCTCTTGGATCGCAGGCGAGTTCGGCCGCAAGCCTACCAAGCAAGAGTGGCAGGAAGGCGCGGAGTTGGCCGGATGGCGGATGTCCTGGATTGGCGAGAGCCACTGCGCCAAGTACTCGTCAGAGGAGCTCACGGCAGCGCTGCGCAGCGAGCACGGCGGCCTAGTCTATGACGACACACTGCTCGCCCTTGAGCAGCAGGCCTACTGCGACAGCGACCCCCGTGACACGAGCCGCACCGTGTACCGCGCCGCGGCCCAAGACAAGGACGGCAATCGCTACCGCGTTTTGTGGGCGCTCAAGCCGGAGATCGAAGCGCTCGAGCCTGAGCAGCGTCCTGAGGATGCGTCAGAAATGTGCGATTGGGACAAGCCAGAGGCCGTCGAGCTCATTGAGGCCACCTAACTCCGCCAGGCCAGGCCCGGCCCCGAGAATGCCGGGGCCGCCCGCAGGGCGCGGCGCTCAAGGAGACCACGGCCTAGGCTATCCTGCTAGGCCATGTCCTACTACTGGCCTAGCTGTGTCGTGGCGATTGGTCTACGATTTGACGACGCGGTACACCTGGCGACGAACCGCCAGGCCTTGGCGCGTGGCCAGCCGAGCCGGATCCAGCCGGGCGGCCAGTCCCTGACGGATGCGGATTTCAAAAAACTCCTCAGGGGCCAGCGGCTCGTCCGGGACCGGCCCGGCACCCCAGCTGGGCCCGATACGTTCGATCAGGTCCGGGAGGGGGCGCCGCTTGTCTTCGGATCCCCGTCAGATCAGCTCAGCTGGGTCCTGAACGTGGTCCCCCGGAGCGTCATGTGCCGCCGACCCGGATAC